CTCGTGTGTCGTCCAAAAACCATCAGTTACCGCGCCTCAAACGTTTGTTGGTGCGGCAAACAGGTGGTACCGACACATCAGCTGGAAATACTATTATAGTTTTCCTCGCCAATTTACGTTGTCTCCTTGAACTCGAGGATCATGCCAACTGGGTTGACCAGTTTGCTTTATGGGGGTTTTCTTTAAAACTCCAAGTTCATTCCATCCATTCCCAACTCGTGCCAATTCCACCCTCTCATGCCAGTCAATTAGGTCCACATGAGAATTATGGCAAGAGTACTTATTCGGGCAGCTTCCTTAAAGGGCGGTTTGTTCGTTCGTGTGTTGATCCGTCTTGTTATTTCTGGACGCCTTTGCCCAGCGCGTGGTTCAAACGTGTTGGCAAGGTCCGTACCGATCCTTGCAAGATTGTTTCTACACGCAGGAAGAAAATTGTGGATTACCCAATAGCATGCCGCATGTATCTCAAACAAGTGGCGTGCGCCTTTAACTCTTTTCCGAAAGATTATCTATGCACTATTCTGGCCGCCAAGTTGCCTGTCTTTGACAAAGCAACTCTACCAGCTCCTGACGTTTTTGGCTACGGGTTTGAAGCTCCGTCCCAAGTGCGTCCTGAGTGGCAGTCCGATATCACAGAGCTTTTCGGCTTCATGGAGTGGTGGTATGGCGCTGATGCCGCCACCACTCTTGGTCTCCTGGAATTTATCAGTCCTGGGGAAGAATGGAAGGTGTGTCACGCATATGTGCACCCCTTCTTTCTTAAGATGTGTGAGCGAGACTACTTGTAACTCAATCAACTCTTTAGCACCCCACTAATCCAGAAGGGCATTTACCAAAAATGACAACATGAGGTGTACCCACTTAGCACTTGTATTAAGATTGATGGTCTTTCCGTTTACGGACGACTTATGGTCGCGTTCGAACCTCAACATCAAAGAAGAAGTCAACTTTAAAGACCCAGCTCTCATAGTGATCTGGCTTATGCTTGCAGCTTTGTGGCCTTGGAGCCCTATCAACTCAATATGTCACAAACAATCAACAACGAAATGGAGCGTATGGAATCTGAAGAGATCTCACTCGCTCAAACAGCTGGGGAAATTTCCCATAACGTCGAGGGCTCGCACATGGCTCATTTGAACAGGCG